CGTCCTTGTGTGTTCCGTCTGCGAACTCAATGCGTAGGGTTAGTTTCATTTTCTAACCTTATGCCGTTGCGAATGACACGGAGCCGCTTGTCGGATATGACACGCTGAACGTCGCCAAATCGCCAACTGCTCCGGCTACTGGGGATACGCTGTTCACAAGAACGGTCGCAGTCCAAGTCGGGTTAGTTGAAGACGGAGTGGTTCCGTTCGGGTTGATTGTTACGGTTGCGATTGTTCCAAGTAGCGGGTTTAGAACGGTGTTGATTTCACCAGCGGCGTATCCGCTGTGGAAGTCTAGGGATACTGTTCCCTGCTTTAGTCCACCGATAACTTCTGTCCAGCCGTTTGAACCAAAGCTAGTGACGTCAACATCAGTTGAAGTTAGCTCTAGAGTTGCGGCAGCGACGGAGCTTGAAACTGTTCCACCGTTGATTGTGACTCTTGGGTTGATAACTACATATTTTGGCATTTGTTTTGTTTCTCCTATTTTCCTAGCGGTTTTATTGTGCGTAAACTACGACGTTGAATTCAGCGGCTAGATAGGTAACTTCGCCAATGACAATGGAGCCGTAGTTCCGCATATCGGTTACTCGGAGAGAATCACATCTCCCACCGAGCGTCCTGTCTAATTCTATCGCAAGCTTGACCGACGAAGTCCCGGCTGGAGTCACGTAAGAATCGAGAAGTCTTTGCGCGGTTCTTTCCCCAACGCGCCCAACGATACAAGTAATGACGAAGTTGTATTCGTCTAGTCCCCGGGAACCAGCCTTGTCATAATTGACGCTGGCGACGTTGATAATCGAGATAGGCGGGGAGATTGTGTCCGGTGTTTCGGTGGTAGTTCTCAGCCCGGAGATAGTTCCAATGGCGGCAGCGAGTCCGGCGCGTAGGTCGGTAATCGAAGCCATTAGGCGAATCTAACTTTTCTGTAAACGTCGATTAGGTGCTTCACGTCCGGGTCAAGTTGAACGCCCACGCGGACGGCTCCCATTTCGCCAAATCCCGCGATACCCAAAGGCGAATCGTTACGTTTGAAAATTCTTGCGGCCTGAATGATTGTTGCTTGCTTTACCGCGATTGGAACCGCTGACCAGCCCCACACGCCTACAACGCGAACGGTTGCCTCTCCGTCTAGGACGTTGAAAATAAAGTCGTCTACGGCCCTGATACGGGTAGCTGGGTGTCCTGTAAGACCGTCCACGTTTCCGTTTAGTGGCTCTAGCTGATAATCCTTAGCGGCCCAAGTTGTGCCGAAGTTGTCGCCGTCCGAAGTCTGAAGAGTTGTCAAAGTAATTAGGTCGTCAATTTCGGCAACGTAAGAATCCTGCGGAGCGAATAGACGGGTCGCAGTTCCAGCGTTGTAGAAGTAGCGTTGGGTGTAGCTGTCAACCATTCGAGAAGCTGATTCGACCGCAAGCTCTAGAAGGCTATCGTCGACTGAATCCGAGATTCTTGCGGAAGCCTTGATTTCTGCGAGTGAGCAATAACCGTTTACGATTGCCATAAGATTTTCCTTTGTTCGCTTCTATTCTACTAGTTAGAGTCCAAGCTCCCTGACTAGGTTATCTATTTGACTATGACCGTTGGCCCGGTGTTCGGCTGGAAGAGTTGCTCCCGACATAGTTAGACGGTCGTTTCCAACGTCATAAACAATTCGGTCGATTGAAGCATAAAACGGCTTTACAAGACCAGTCTTTTTCATTCTTAGGGCAAATCCCCAGTCGGCAAATTGGAAGCCCTTTGGAAAGCCACCTGCCGCTTCCCATAGGCGTTTGGTAATAGTGTTGCCGCCCATAAGCCTAAAGGTGTGATTTAGTTCGGAAGGTTCCCAATATGCGCTTTGTCTAAAGTTGGAGCCTTTGTGAATCAAGCTATCGCAAATGAGATTAGCTTCTTCTTTGTCTGCTTCGTCTATTGCGTTTAGAGCTGAAGGAAGAAAGTAATCGTCGGCGCAACAGAAGGCTATCCATTTACTAGTAGAAAGGTCGATAGCTCGATTCCAGTATCCGCCGAATTCTTCGTGTTCCTCTACCCGTATTCTTACTTTTGAAAAATCTGTAATCGCCGAAAGAACCGCGCTTGCGTTTTTGTTGTCTGTAACGACTACAATTTCGTCGAATTCTCTTTCTAGTGTTTCGGTTGCCTTGAACCATTGAGGAAGAAATTGTGAATAGCCCTCTCCCCAAATAGCAAGAACGATACTTACAGTTGGTTTTTTCATTCTAAAACCGCTTCCCAGAATAGTCGCTTAGAGCTTTTGACTAGCTCTTCTAGAACTTCTGGTTTTCGCCAATTTGGTACTGAAGTAATTCCAGCTCGTTCGTTAGTGTGGACTTCACACCCAGACATAACCGCTTCAATTACTGCTCTCGGTTCCGCGTCGAATTCGTTCGGCAGAAAAACGAAATACTTCGCAACACTCATAGCTTCTAAAACTTCGCTTCTCGGCTTATCTCGAAACATAACAAGTTTTATATTTCTTTCTTCGGCCCACTTTATCGCCTCGTCCGGGCCTTTTTGATAGTGCCAACGTCCAGCCCAAACCGCGAAGTCTAGTTTTGGTTTTACTGAGAATTCGCTCACGTCCAGCGGGGAAAGAACCCAGCTTGACTTCTTCGGCTGCGTCCATTCCTTTTCTATTTCTAAGTGTCTAGGAGTTCGCGCTAAAAAAACTTTAGCGTTGCTAATTAGATTTGCCCGATACTTCGTTCGGGTTTGTTGATGATGAACCAGAATCGCGGGCTTCTTCTTGGCTAGTTGCGTCATAGCCCACGGGTCGAGCGCGTCGGTTCCTGTTATTACAATTTCGTCAAAGTCTAAAGCTCCTTCCCAATTATTAGGATTGAAAACCATAACGTCTACGGGCGGGTCTTGTAGTAGAATTGCGTCTCTCATTTCTGCGCCACCGACTAGCTCACCGTTTGGCCCGGGTAGATGATGACTAACCCAAGCTATCAAAACTTCTCCCGTAGAATTGGCAACCAGTATTTACTCCAAACTTTCTCCACGTCAAAGTCTGCGGCGAAGTCGATTGCTACTTGCGAACGGCCCTTGCCTAGCTTGTAAGCCTCTTCGAGCGCGGCAACGATAGAAGGCACGTTCGGGATTTGCCACCACGCGTCCTGCCCGGAATCCCAAGAAGGCTGGCCCTCTACTAGAAAAGAATCTTCAGAAAGAAGGTCGGGAGTAGCTGCCCAAGAAGAACCGATAACCCGGGTTCCGCAAGCCTGCGCTTCAACCGACGGGACTCCAAAGCCTTCTCCATAAGAAGTCGCAAGAAGAACGTCCATTCCTGTATAGTATCCGGCTAAAGTTTCCTGCGGGATTCCATAGCGATAACTTAGCGGATTCGGAAAGGCAACGTCGTCTTTATCTACGCCCAAGCTTTGAAGAAGCGAAACTAGATTCCAGCCAATGCCTTTAGAAACTGGGTCGGTGTGAAGATAGAGCATAACGTCTGGGTGCTTCTTTTGGAAGATTGAGAACGCGAGTAGATTTTCTGAGAATGCTTTCCTATGGACTAGTCCCGCACTTTTATTTGCCGCCACCATTCCAACAACGAAGCGGTCTTTAGTTCCCATATGCTCTTCTACCGATTGTCCGTTTATTTCAAACGTAGGCTTTAGAACTTTAGTGTCTATTCCGTGCGGTGCGTATTTACACTCAATCCCTTTAGCTTCCATTTGTCTAACTCCGTGCGGAACCATAGCAACTGGAGTCACTTTCTTTATCTTTAGAAACTCTTCGACTCTAGGCGGTAGCGTTATGTGGTCGAGTGGAACCCAGCTAAGAATATCTATGTCAAAGAAAGCCGGGTTAGTTAGAACCCAAACGTCATAGAGCGTAATCATAGCGCTTGGTTGGTTTGGCTTAGCAGCCGAAAAAGTTTTGTGGTCTATCGGAGCAGAATCGTTCGAATACATATCGAAGCCTCGGGCGAAGTGTGGAATCTTTCCGTAAGGCGTTTCTAGTTCGCGCTTGATTCCCTCTAGTCCGTAATTAGAAAGAGCTGCGACGTCGAAGCCGTGACGCTTCAATCTATCTACTAGGTAGCGAGCTTGTTGTCCATAGCCCGTCGGTTGGTCGGGAGAATTCGAATAGAGCGTAACCGTTCCTTTGAATTGTTCACGGTTAGCAGGGTTCTTTGATTTTGTAGG